ATGCTGAACTGTACCGTCCCCACCCCGCATACATCGTAGAGATGGCTGTGGAACCTGTAGTGGTTCATGACTTCAGCAAGCAACCTGGTCAAACTGTGCAGCTTGACCGTTATCGTTTCTGGGGTAAGCCTGGAACTAAGGAGTCTCGGGAACGTACAGCTGACCAAACCCTTGGTACAGCTTCTGCACGTAACATCGTGAAGGACAAGGTGCTGGTCACCCTGCGTGAATACACTGGCCCTGCTGACCCTCGTGATACGACCCAACCCTCTACCTTTAAAGTTGCTCGTGAGACCCTGATTACTGCTCAGCGTCTTCTGCTCGACACCGGCAACCTGAACGTCTTCCACCAGTCCATTGGTAGCCTGACGCTGCTTGATGACTACCGCCGCTGGCGTGACCGTGTCTTCTCTAACGAGCTTCTGAAAGCTGAAGCTGTTGGTGAAGCCAATGAAGTCCAAGGTGGTTACTACTTGCCCGGTGGTAAAAAGAAAGGCGCTACTGGCGGAACCCTGGGTGTCACCTATGACACTGGTGAATCTGCTAAGTTTGACGTCACCACTGACCTTCTAGAAGTTGTTAAGGACATGCGTAAGCGCAACGTCCCGACTTTCGCTGATGGTTACTATCGTGCTATTGTGGATCCTACCGCAATGATGCACCTGCGTCAGAACTCTGACTTCCGTGAGATCGCCCGCTATCCTGGCCAAGGCGTGATCAACCCCATGCAGCCTAACCTGGCTCCTGATGCTAACTATTTCATGGGCATGGGTCCTGCTTATGGTCAAGCCGGCTTTGTTGCTGGTCAGCCCGTAATGCCGACTGGATTCCTCTTCGAAGGTGTCCGTTTCTTCGAGTCCACCAACCTCCCTGCTCAGGTCTACAACCTGATCATTAAGGATGCTAACGCCGGCGCTGCTGATTATGATGCAGCTCAGCTGATCTTCTTCGGTCCTCAGGCCGTGGGTGTGGGTATCGGTGGAAACAACGCTCAAATTCTGTTGAATAACAACGACGATTTCTCTCGTTTCATCATCATGATTTGGAGCCTGTTTGCCGGTTTTGAAGTCCTGAACAAGGATTTCATTACGGTTGGTTACTCTTTCGTATATTGATAGGAGGTAACTAACTATGACTTACTCTGCTGGACAAACTCCTGGGAATTGCTTTAATCCCACGGCTCGCACACCTTGGAATAATGTTATTTTCCCTGGTAACTATGTGTGCCACCTGAACTCTTACCGTAACCAAGGCGTCTCTGCTTATCCTGGTCTTGAGTTCTTCTCTCTGATTGGTGCTCTGGTGGTTCTTCCAATCCAGAACACACAATCTAATGTTCTGAATAGCTCCCTGCAGCTTCCTGCTGCTGAGTATGCACTTCAGATCCTTTCACCTGACCTTGGTCCTTCTCCCAAGCCTCTGGCGAATCGCAACTTTGTGATTCCTGCAGGCGCTGGTATCTATAGCTCTGCTGTTAGTGTCCAGAACCTGGAAGAAGCTACCGCCGCTGGTACCACCACCGTTACTGTGACTGGTATTCCTGCCGCCATTGATGGTGTTGCTATTCGAGCTGTCTTGACTGCTGATAGCAATGGTACCTTTAATGAGTGCGGTGCTCGGTTGATTGCTCTTGATTTCAAGGCTGTCAATACCGCTGCTACTGCAAGTGACACCTCAGTCACCGTTACGACCAGTGCTGCTCTTAAGCCTGTGAACGTGGCTTCTGGTGGCTCTGGCTCTGCCTTCGCTGATCCAACTGCTGGTCAGTCTGCGATCATCGTTGAAGTTGACTACTTCATGCCTGCTAAGGGTCCTGACTCTGATGCAACGCATCTGCCTTATCCATATACCGCTGAATCTACCGGATATTGATATTAGGTTAAATAAATTAAGGGGCTTCTTTCACGAAGCTCCTTTTTTTGTGACTATAATAAAGTCAAGTAAGACTTTCACGAAATGGCTAAAGCAGAAACTGGACCTGAAAATCCTCAGGTTACAAACCTGATGCAGGATCAGAAGACAGGCAAGCTAGTAGAGTTCATTGGTGTGCATGATAAAGAATATGCAATGATCCGTGACGGCGCTGGTAAGGTCAGCTATGTAACTCTTGAACAGCTTGTTCCTTATTCTCCTGAAAAAGGTAGGTTATCTAAAGTTGTAAACCCAGCACTTCAAGTAGAGAAAGAAGAACCTCTGCCTAAGACTGTTGTACCTGCAGAAGATGCACGACTTAATCTTAATACTGCTACAGCTGAGATGATCGCCAAGCGCTTACCTGGTGTTGGATATACCACCGCTAAGCGCATTGTCGAACTCAAGCTGTCTTTGTCTGGCGAGCGCTTTAGTAATCTAAAACAATTAGAAAACATTCCTCGGGTCAATTGGGATCAACTAATTGAAGATGATATGATTTTTATTGCCTAATGTTAAACTAGTACTAGTATTAGCGTTTAATAAACATGGATCCTAGAGTTGAAGAGATCCTAATGGCTCGTGCCATTAAAGATGCTTCTGAAGTACCTACAAGTGGAGAAGCTTTTGTAACTGGCGCTATTCCTGGTGCTATTGTTGGTACTGTAGCAGGGCAAATTCCGCATAGCATTTTAAAAAATACAACAGGACGATTGCTTAATCGTAATAGTGGTGTTCGTCCTGGAGCTCGTATGGCTGGCGGTCTGGTCGGTGCTATCCTTGGAGGCGGTCTTGGAATGGGCACTCGTCAGATGATGATTGATAATTCTCCAGCTGCTACGCTGTTAGCTAGAGGTCAAGCAGAAGGTGGTTTAAGTGCAAGCGACCAAAGGATATTAGCTGATATCCTTACAGATACGTATCAACAAATGGGGCTTCGCTGATGCAGTTAAATGATTTTCAAAAAAGTAAAGTAAGGTTTCACTTAGGCTATAACTCAGGAGCGCAGATCCCTGCTGGTGATCGTTCTCGTTTGGAAGAAGCAATGTCGCTTGTTCCTGATACTTACTTCTACGATCAAATTATCTATCAAATTAATCGCTGTGAAGTTGCTTGGGAGCAATCACAGTTCTATACAAATTTAGGTGCCCCAAAAGGATTTTCTCGTTTAGAAGAAATTGCTGGTGACGTTTCACGTACAATTCGTACTACTGATCCACTGAAAGCAGATGCGGATTCATATGAGCTGTACTTGCGTGAATGCGACCGTCTTGCAGATACTTTGTATGTAGCAAACTACAAACGTCCAGATGTTCGTGCTTTTGCTTTTCAACGCAGTGGTGCAGAGTTTATTATGGCAATTCCAGGACCAGCAGATACATCAGTTGGCACTCGCATAATGCTTTACGAAAACTACCGTTAGAATATACTTAGGCATTATTTTATAAGATTATGTATCCTGGGTTTGGTCCTCAAAAAATTGAAATGAACAAGCGTACTGGATCGTCTGTTCCCAGCGATGAATATGAGGCAATGAAAAAGATGCTCATGAAGCAAGCAGATATGGGTACCGGTATGGCCCTTGAAGGTACTCGTGATCCTAAGTATGGTAATGTCAACTATGAGGGCATGACACAGGGTCTAGTGCAAGGTGCTGAAGCTATGGGTGATGAAACAGGTGGCATTGCTAATGCACCTATTTCTAAGCCTACAGCTCAGACTGCTCAACTCGGATTTTTCTCAGCCACACAAAATCCTCAAGAGCAGCCTGAGATGATGGGCCGTGAAGCTGAGCAAGGCATTCGCCAACGTGTGCTTGGTGAGCAAGGTGGCCTAAACAATCGTGAAGAACTTTATCGTCGAGGTGTTTGATCATGGCTGCTAATCCTAAAGATCCACGTACTAAGCGTCGCCAAGCTGCTGGCGATGATCCTAACAGGATGTCTGTTGCACCTCAGCCTATTCCTGGAATGCCCCAAGGTAAAGGCAATATGATGAACTATCCTGCAGAAGATGTTGCTGGTCAAATGGGCCAACGCATGGGATCTGGTCCTTATCAATTCCCTTATGGTGATTTGGGTCAAGGACTAGGCCCTGCTGTTGAACCTGTAGGATTTACTCAGAACTCTGGCCTACCACAATTTATGGTTCCAGGACGGCAGCTGAATTCAAATAATACGCAACCGCAGCCAGATCCAGCGCAGATGGCAGAGCTAGAGCCAATGTATGAAATGGCTTCTGCTGAAGGTCTTACAATGCCAGGCGGTATTAATAACGGCCAGCCCGTTAGCTACAATGTCACTGCAATGGGACCTAT